AAGAGATAAACAAAATTGAAGTTTTCCAAGAGTATTATGTTGAAGACAAAGCAGGTGTTGATATGCTAATCAAATACACAGCTATCAATGCTGATACTTTTGACTACAAAGCTTTCATGGAAGCAGAGGCAAAGTAAAATGATTTCACAGAGTGTCATTAGTGATGCTCTGTGTTTTTTAACTAAACGGGGAGACAGCTTAACTGAATATATATTATGAATGAACATTTTAGAACCCATTGGGTGCATGACTATGAGACTTTAAAAAATTGTTTTGTAGCTGTATTTGAGGATGTAAGATCTGATAACAAAGAAATATTTGTTTGCCATGAGAGCAAAAATGATATTGTAGATCTTATCACCTTTCTAGAAAAAAATGTAGCATATAGAGAATGGCATGTTAGTTTTAATGGTTTATCATTTGATAGCCAGATAACAGAACATATCCTTAGAAACAAGCAGCAATTGCTTTGGAATAAAGGAGATTATATTGCTAGATTTCTATATGGTAAAGCCCAAGATATTATTGGTAGACAAAATAGAGGAGAGTTCTCTGAATTCAGCCCAAGAGATCTGAGTATTCAACAGATTGATGTATTTAAACTTAACCATTGGGATAATCCAGCTAAGAGAAGCTCATTAAAATGGATTCAGTATAGTATGAACTGGTTAAACATCCAGGACATGCCTATTCATCACACTACTGAGATTACAGATTATCAAATCAACCAGGTTATCTCTTATTGTATTAATGATGTCAAGTCTACTAAGCAAATAATGTACTTAAGCAAGAGTCAGATTGATTTAAGAAGAACTTTGACCCAAGAGTATGGTATTGATCTTTATAGTGCATCTGAGCCAAGAATTTCAAAAGAATTGTTTCTTTATTTCTTGAGTAAACAAACAGGATACAAGAAGTATGATCTTAAGCAGCTTAGAACTTATAGAACTGAGATTAGAGTTAAAGAGATTATCCTACCTTATACAAATTTCAAGACTGCAACATTTCAGAATTTGCTAAACAAGTTTAATGAGATTGTTGTTTATCCTGATAATACAAAAGGAGGTTTTAAGTATTCTGTGCAGTATAAAGGCGTGAAGACAGACTTTGGTCTAGGTGGTGTGCATGGTGCTAAGACAACTGGTATTTATGAATCAGATGAGGAGATGGTTATTCTTTCTTCAGATGTTGTAAGTTATTATCCTAATCTTGCTATTAGAAATAAATGGGCTCCCGCGCATCTTCCTAAAGCAGAATTTTGTGAGCTGTATGAATGGTTCTTTGATGAGAGAAAAAAGATTAGTAAGAAAGATCCCAAGAACTATGTGTATAAGATCATTCTTAACAGTAGAAATAAATTGTGGTATTCAATATAATTTTGTACATTTGTGTATGAATATAAATGAAAACTCTCAAATGAATTTGCATCATGTTGGTGTGTATCAGATTAAGAATAAAGTAAATGAGAAAATTTACATTGGTTCTACTACACAAAGCTTTGAAATAAGATTAAAGCAACATGTAGGAGAATTAAAAAGAGGTGTTCATAAAAATGGACATCTACAAAGCTCTTGGAATAAACATAATGAAAATAACTTTGAGTTTTCTATATTAAAAATTTGCACAAAAGATATGTGTTTAATTCAAGAACAGTTATTAATGGATGAGTTTGAAGTAACAATAAAAACTAAAGGTTATAACATTAATCCTTTAGCAAGCGGAACTCCAAATTTATCTAAAGAAACTGTAGAAAAAAGAGCTGTGACTTTTTCAAAAACAAACAAAGAAGCTATGGCTTTTTATAAAAAGGTAAAAAATAAAGAACTTGATTTAGAAAAAGTTCCTAGTAAGTATGTGAAATTAGTATTAGCAAAATTAAACACAATTCCTTGGAACAAAGGTTTAACAAAAGCTACAGCAGATTTCAGTTTCTTAAAAGGAATTAAAAAAACAATAACTGAAAAGCACAAAGAAGGAAGAAATTCTTTTTCTGAAACAATGAAAAACAAATCAAGAAACATATTGATTTATAATCATACAGGAAAGCTTATAAAAACCTTCAGATGTATTTCAGACATTGTAGAATACACTAAACAAGAACATGACTTACCTTTAATATTAAGAACCGATGGTAGAAAAGGAACAGCTTTAAGTTCTCAAAATATATCCAATGTATGTAATGCAAAAGCAAAACATTACAAAGGTTTAATTTTTAGATTTTATGATTCAGATTTACCCGTTATAGCTTTAAAACCAACTGATATACACAGACATTGGAAAGAATTTAAACCACAATGTGCTGCTTCCAAGAGTGATCTTGGTTGAAAAAATCGGGCAATATCGGTGAACCCTGTGATGGGAATACCGAGATAAGGTGTAATGTAAAAGTTACATCCATTGTAGAGCATAGATGTTGAACCTCAATTGAGAATATAATACATCCACGAGTGCCCGACAACTCATAGTCCTTGAGTTGAAAATGTATGCCGAGCTTACACAAAAGAGAAGAAGTGTAAGAACCATAGGATAAAAAGCCAATGGGATAACAAAACTGACTTATGGTCTATCTAATGATGCTAATAGTTTTCTATATGATCCTGAGTTTACAATGAGGATTACTATCAATGGTCAATTGAGTTTGATGATGCTTCATGAAATGATTTGTGAAGAGATTCCAGATGTTATGCCGCTTATGCAAAATACAGATGGTTTGGAAACTCTTATACCAAGAAAGTACTATGATAGGTATATGGAAATTTGTGAGAGATGGGAAAAGCTAACACAGCTTAAATTAGAGCATGGTACTTATCAAAAACTAGTACTGGGAGATGTAAATAACTATATTGCTATTAATGAATTATCCGAGGTTCCTAAAGATGTCTATGACAAACTTAAAAAGGACCAGCCTTATGATGTATTTGATGAAAAAGATGGTAAGTTTTATTATGCTAATGTAAAAGCAAAAGGTAGATTTGAATTTAACAATCTAGCTCTGCATAAAAACAGATCATTTTTGATCATTCCTAAAGCAATTTATCATCACTTTGTCTTTGGTATTGAGCCAGAAGATTATATGAAAATTAATCAAGACATCTTTGATTATTGCGGGGGAGTAAAGATTAAAGGTAACTGGAAGTTTGTAGAGCACCATGTTGAAATGGGATCTTATGTAAAAGATGAGCTCCAACATACACTTAGGTATTATATATCTAAGACAGGTAGTAAAATTATTAAGACCAATCTTTCTGACAACAGAGAGATTCAGGTTGAGGCCGGACCATGGATGCAAACAGTATTCATAAACTATGTAGAAAAACCTTTTGAGGAATATTTAATCCATAATGATTTCTATTTACAAAAGATTAAGAAAGAGATTCATTCTCTTGAACAAGTCACAAACCAATTAAGTTTATTCTAATGCCAAAGAAAATTCAAGACTGTACAATGGCGCACCTAGTTGGTGTGCCTTTGCCACAACATGCTGCTACTTATACAGTAATCAGCCACCAATTTGTTATTGATTATTCCAAACAGCAATTAACTGCTGCTGGATTTAATATTGTAGATGAAGAGTACAGATGTACTGCTGACGGGCAAATTGCTCAAGGAGTTTATAGATTGAACTACAATCTAGACCCTGAATTACACATGATGTTTGCTTGGACTAATAGTTACAACAAACAGGTTAAGTTTAAATGTCTTATTGGAGGTTATATTACAGCTACAGAAACTGTAATGACTTCAGGAGATATTGGAACATGGACCAGAAAGCATACTGGAACTGCAGATGTAGAGACTAAAGCTACTATTGATGACCAGATTGCTAATGCACACATGTATTACTCTCAATTAGTTTCTGATAAAGCTTTCATGGAAACAGTAACAATGACAAGAAGAAAACAAGCTCAGATGCTAGGTATTCTTTTTGCAGAGTATAGTATCCTAACTACAGAGCAAGCTAGTATTATCCGTTCTCAGATGGATAGACCAAGTCATGTTTATAAAAACAATGATAGTTTATGGGCATTCTATAACTATGTTACTATTTCTCTTCAGATTTCACATCCTAGAACATGGATTGAGGACCAAAGAGTTCTTCACTATTTCTTGGATACTGTGAATAAGTTTCCAAAAGCTGGAGTAGCTGTTGTTCCTACGGTAGAAGCAGTAGAGGTGCCGGAATTTACGGATCCTAATCAAATAAACTTATTAGATCAAATTGCTGAAATTGAAGCAATTGAAGCTGTTGAAAGTTTAATAGAAAATTCTGAATCAAATAAAGAAGATGAAGAAGAAATAGCTGTATGCCCTCCACCTGTTGAAGAAATTGAAGAGCCTGAAGTAGAAAGTGAGTTTGCTTTAGAAGACAATGTTGAAGATATAATTACTTATACAGATCCTGTAGGTAATACATTTGAAGCACCTGTTGTTGAAGAAGCACCAAAAATGATTGACTTATCAGAACCTGAAAAATTATCACTTGATGATATTCTGATTAGAATTCCAAATGCTCAAAAAGCTGAAGAATTAGAAAAATCAGAAAATGATTTATTTGACATGGAGCAAGATCTTGCTCTTGGTTCAGATGAAGATGATGAAGATCTGGATTCAATTCCAGACTTCTTTTAATAGCTTGTTTGTGGTTAGACAAGTTTGTTATCATGAGGAGTAGTTTAGGCTACTCCTTTTTTTTATATTTGCATTTTAGAAATCATCATGAGAATTTTATTATTCATTATCTTGTTATCATCTTGTGCAACTCACAGTAGTTTGAGGCAACAAGAAATTAGTTACAAGATTAAAAAAATGAAAAAAGAAGATAGTAAGATGTGGAAAAAAGTCCACAAAACTAGAAGATTCAACAAGTAAATCAAATATATTATGAGTGAAGAACAAATTAGACAGCAAATTGCTGAGTACAAGAATGTGCTTACAGGTAACATATTCCAGGATGGAGAAGTTATGCAAAAAATTTATGAACTTAAAAAACAACTTAACCCTAGGATTGAACTTCACCCAGAGGAGGATGATGATGAGGGCTGTTTAAATTGCGGAAGTTAATGGAAAAAACAATAAGCCCTGAAGACACAATTAGATTTGTAAGAATAGCACTTAAGTGTGCAGATGCCATAGTAGATTTTGATGTAATATTTGACCTTATTGAAGATAAAAAAGCTAAATATGTAAAACATGAGTTGAAAAAACCTTTTATAAAAACAGGATCAACAATTGAAATATTTAGTTCAGACTTTTTAAGAAACTTTGTTAAAGCAGATGACAAACTGCAAATGGAATTACAAAAAATTTTTAGAGATTTTTCTTTAAAAATAAAGTTCATTAATGAAGAAATGTTAGCCTTAATATTATACTACTCAAAGTTAAAATCAATCACTAATGACATTAATGAAATAACATATAGAGACCCTTATCTAAGTTACTTATTAGAAACATGCTCTGAATTTACAGAATTAGTAGAAACTAAGTACAGCACAATATTAAAAAGAACTGATTCAGAAGGACATGGTGTGCAAGACATCATCAATGGATTAGATAAATTAGGTAAAACAATAATGTATTAATTATGAAAAAACAATTAGAAAGTGTAGAGCATTTCCACATTACTTTTAAACAAGAAAATGGAACTGAACCAAGATTATTACAAGAAAATGAATATGTTTTAAGACATAAACTTATGGCTGAAGAAACTGAAGAGTATCTTGATGCTTGTAAAGACAATGACTTAGTAGAAATAGCAGATGCTCTTGGAGATCAGTTATATATCTTGTGTGGTACAATACTTAAACACGGTATGCAACACATTATTGAGAAAGTATTTGATGAGATTCATTCCAGCAACATGAGTAAAGTTGGTGAAGATGGTAAAGCAGTCATTAGAGAAGATGGTAAAATCTTAAAAGGACCACAATATTTCAAACCAAACTTACAACAATTTTTATGAAAGCAAAACACAATGGAGATTCTGTTTTTGTAACTTATGTATCTGCTGATTTAAGCTATGCAATTGTTACTAAAAACAAAGACAAAGTTTCTGGTCAATTTAAAGTTGACATAGTAAACTTGACAAGTTTAAACAATAATGAACTTTTTAAACTAGCAAAGTTTAATCACACTAACATATTAGAAACAGGAGAGCTTTAAGCTCTCCTTT